CGGCGACATCAGTCTGAGAACCGGTGATAGCCAGTTCCAACGTAATGACATTGGGGTGTCCACCGATATGGAAGGGAATACCAGCGCGATTGGCATAATTTTTTGTTCGTTGTCCCGCTGAAACAGCAGTAGGATTCGTTCCGTGGGCGATGGCTTCCATGCCTACCTGGATCGGCTCACCAGCATTTGTTACACCATGGGCGACATCCCCAGAAACACGGGCACCATTGCTGGCACCATTGTCCCAGTCATCCATGAGGGCAAGACTTGTCGCCGCCCCGGCCAAATTGCCCGACTCCAGGGCTAAGGCTGACGTGTTGAGATCGGTGCCCGCATTAGCCGTTACCGCCCCAGTGATAGCTGGCATTGACAGAACATCGACATCGCCGATATTAGCATTACCAGCCACCAACGATGGCAGTCTAGTGACATCGACATCCAGGCCGTTGGCGTTATCCCCAGTCAATTCAACGACGGTTTTACTGCCTTCGGCTCCTGTGACAAGAACTGGTCGCACAAGTTGCACGTCCGATGTGTCCCCGCTATACGTGACTTCATCAGTAGCCGCATTTCGACCAGTGCCGGGAGTGAGTGGAAAATTATCGGCCATGTTAGGGTACCCAGATTATGCGAACACGAGCCTGCCCGCCGCCAGAATTTTGGGCTTGAATCGTGATACTCTCAGACGTAAAGTAACTGATGAGATCGGTCACAACGGGGTCGTTAGTCAAAACTCCGGTCAACTCAAAAATTGCTTCGGAGAATCCCAAGGCCGCTACAGCAGTTACTTCCGCGATGATGCGCGCTCTTTCTGATGCGACCACCGCTTGACGTGCCGCTAAATTTACGGCGATAGCGGCATTAGTGGACGCCACAAGATCAGCTTTGAGTGCCATTATGGTTTGTTCCCGACAAACCGCAGGTACAGATCGGTGTAGTCAGTGATGGCGTCGGCTTCAGCGCCGGACAGCGCAATAGAGCCGACAGTCCAGCCCGCGCCGCCGATGTCGTTATGCGTGGCGCTGGCGATCAGCGTGCCCGGAGTGCCTTCATTCACGTAGCCTTGGCGAAGCTGCACGATCAAATCAATCGTGTCACCGCCGGCTGCGTCCTTGCGGTAGCGATAGCGGACGGTATGACCCGTCGAGGACAACGGGTCTTCCAACGTGGTCAGCTTGGTGGCATACACGTCGCTAGTCGGCGTCAGTTGCGTGCGGATATAGTCCGCGTCGTCGGCAATTGCCTCGTCGATCTGGTCAAAGATGTCAGTCGTGCCGCCGTCATCCTCTTCCCAGTTATCACGGGTCGTATCGGTTGATGGTCTTGCGAATTGTGCCATGTTGCTATCTCACTTTGCTTGATTGTGCTGTTAGATGGCAACGAAGGAATAACCCTGGTCTGCCGCCCCGCCGATGACCCACACTTTGTCGAGTGAGTCGATCTCAATGAAGACATCTTCACCACCATCAAGCTCGAAGCCTTGCGCGGCTCCGGCGCTTGTCACCTTGTCACTGTGGCCGACGTACACGTTGTTGGTGTTGAGAAGATCGGCCTTGATCTTCACACCCTTGACGCAGGGGAACGCCGGGCCGGCAACAGCCGCCGATGTTCCAACAGTGCCGTGCCCGGTCTTGAACTCAGGCGTAGCGCTTTTCTGGATGTCCATCGCTTATTCCTCGGGGGTGAAGCGACCTTCGCCGCGCACCGGTTTCTTGGAGTTGTCGGGGTTCTTCTTCTCGTCAGTCCCGGCCTTGGGATTGGCAGAAAGCTCAGGTACACCGCGAGCAGCAGGATCACTCCCCGCCGTGGCAATGCCTTGGGCCTCGGCGATTTCGGTCGCCAGCTTGACGCGATCCTTTTGACCCTTCAGGTATTCGTCGTCCTCGAAACCGAGAGCGATCGAACCTGTCTGGTCCCCGCACAATCCGGCTTCCTTTGCCTTGATGATTGTGTCGAGGTCGCTGGTCGTGTACTTGGCTTCGTCGATCTCTTTGTGGATCGCTTCTACCGTTTCAACTGTGGCTCGGCCTCGGAACAAAGTAGTGACGATGTTCTTGGCGATCTCTTTCTTCGCCTTGCGGCTGGGAACAGAGGCCAGCAGCTTCGAGAGTTTGGTGGCTTCGTCGATACGGGTCTCTTCCGACTTCAACTCGTACCGGTCGGGGTATGAGATGGTCGTGATGGCCCGCTTCGTGACCGACTTCTCTTCGTAGGTGGACCAGAAGTCGGCGATCCGACGCTCGGCACCTTCGAGAACCAGTCCAATGAAAGACAGTCCGGCTTCCAAGCCTTCGTTGTCCATCGACTTTGATTCGGCAGACGCTCGGCTCGCCAGTCCTTGAACCGCGAGGTTCACGAGCTTCCGAATGTCCTGCTCCAACTTCTCTTGGAGCAACATGCTTGCCTTGAGCGGCTCAGACGGCGGTGCGATGTACGCCGGGGCGTTGGTGTCCTTGTCGTAGTAACGACCTTGGCTGACGCCAACTTCAACCGTCTTGTCGGTCGCACCTTGGCCGCCTTGAGTGGCGGTCCCGTCAACGGAGGCGTGCTTGAGATGGCCGCCGACGCCGGCTCGGCTTCGTTGCTGCACGAGGAAGGGGAAGTTCGCCTTGTGCGCGTAATTAACGTCGGTGGACCCGAGGTTAAGCAGAGCGATCTGATGCTGGGCCACGTCCTTAATCAGACTGTCGCCGATGTCCAGGAGCACGAACGGGATTCGCGTGATGTCCAATTCGATTGGGCCGCCGGGCACGCCGTATCGGTCGATTTCTCGGCCTTCGGTGTCCATAAACTGGACATTTACCCGGCCGGTCTTTTGGTCAATGAAGACCAGTCGATACCGCTGCGTGTATCCGGTCGGAAGGAACGTCCGCTGGTCGTAGCTCATGCAGGTGTCGCGGAGCAACACCGATTGGAACTCCGATGGGTCTTCAGGCTTTGAGGCGCTGAAGTTGCAGATGTCTTCGACCGGGTACGGATACAGGTAGGGTCGTTTGCCTTGCGTAGCGGCGAGAGTGGCTTCGCCGCTGATCTCGGGCATGTCAACATAGACCCCGACCTTTCCCATCACGAGCAGATCAGTCAAGCACTTGTGGCCGAGGAAGTAGTTCATCGTGGACCCGCGAAGGTCCACACCCATTTCCTCACCAGCAATTGCCTGTTGGTAGCTTCGAGTCCCGCCCTTACGCATCACATCGCCTAGGCGTTGAAAGATGGCGTTGCGGATATGGTTGATCGCAGACTTGGCAAAGCCAGGGATCGGCGTCATGTCCTTGCGGATGAGGAAGTCTTCGTCGTCCTCGCGGAGATTCAGCTTCTTCAGGTACATATCCCGGAAGGCTTTACCGCCGGAGTACGTGGCACGCCATTCCGGCCAATCCAGAAACGTGTCCAGGAAGCCGGGGTGCCGACTGTCGATGATGCGCGGTAGTGTGCTGATTTCGGCGGCCATTACAGGAACTTCTCCACGTTCTCACCGGTGCTCAGTGATGCAGCCAGTGGCAGTGCAATCTCGCCGTAGTTGAAAGCGTGGGCGAAGTGATCCGGCCCGGTCTCGACGTATGTGGCAACAGGGTTGCCCATGTCGTCGCGCTCATACGTTCTTACGAGGGCTTTGATGTGTTCGCGGAACTCCATCGGCACGTCGGCCGGGAGATCGACTCGGTTCGTTCGGAACCGGCCCAGCGAGGCAGACAGCCAGTTGGTCCGGTCCACTGTCGCCAGCGGAGCGCCTGTCTCTTCTTCCGTGATGGCGATTTCCTTGCCGACCTTGCCGCGACGATAACGACACAGCCAGACGAAGCCTTCGTACTTCTTGGCGAAGCGTCGGGCTTCATTGATCTCAGGGTCCGCGTCCATGACGCACGCCGAGACCTGCCATTCAGCCATCAGTTCATCGAGCAGATGCCATTGGTCTTCGTAGAACTTGCCCACAGCAAGAACTTTGCATCGGGCAGCGACATTCAAGTCGCTGGACAACCGATCGACGAACCACTCGCAGGCTACCCAGTAGGACCATTTACCTTGGTCAACACCAAGAGTTATTAGGCGCTCCCCGGCGAACCGAGGTCGTAGTCCTTTTGTTTCATTTGTGTGGCCGCCTCGACTAACAGCCGAGTCAAGCTGCTCGTCCAGAACTTGAGCACCCTCACCGATGAAGGGCAGCCCGAGCTTGGAGTTGTGGAACTCTTTGTTCGCGGCTGCGTCGCCCAGTCCTCGGAAGTGGGCCACGACGATTTCGCCGGGCGTCACTGTGAACGAGTAAAGCTGGTTGATCGCAAAGCTGCGAAAGTCAGGGTTCGCGTTCTCCGCGAACACCTTCCACAGACCTTGGCCGAGCCACTCAGGCTTTTGCCGATGCTCAAGCCGTCCCTTGCACTCGCGGCACTTCAGGAAGGATTCATTGACCCGTGGGTCGTAAATTGAGTCCCCGATGATCTCGATACAGTCGGGCCAAATGAGTTGTGTCCACTTCGAGCATCGTGGGCACTGGAACACAAAATGTTCCTGGGTGCCCTGGTTGAACAGTTTGTGGATTCCGTAGTTCGGAATCGTCGGCGTCGAGATGCCCCAGACGCACTTCTTCATCTGGCCGCTCAGACGTTCCAGCGCCAGCCAGACTTGCTTCTGATCCATCCGATCCACTTCGTCCAGGATCAACTCCGAGACAGGGATCGAGACTAGGTTGCTGTCACCACGCGAACCCCGGATATAGAGGTTGCGAGTGCCCGCCTGCTTGAGACTCACCGTGTTCGTGTCGGTGAAGATGCCGGACAGGTAGGGGCTATTCTTCAACGCCACGCTGAAGCGGGCCTTGGAGAAGTCCGTGGCGGTCAGCGAAGTCGGCAGGACGTAGAGTACGTCCCGCTTCATCTGGTCGATCAGATAGAAGGCGCGATTGATGGCGACTTCAGTGACGCCCAACTGAGCGCCCTTCATCGCGTAGTTGAAGGGCGCTTGGGTGTCATGCAGTTCAACGACCCACGGATGCAAACGACTCGAATATGGCTTCGGTTCGTTGGTGACAATATCCGGGATGATTCGCCGTTTCGTCGCCCAACGAAAACAACTCGTGAGCGACTCACCGACTAGACCGTCAGCGATCGACCGCTTCAATTCGGCGAGTAAAGGGTGCATGAGTCGTCATCGCTTACACCGGGCAAAGATGGAGGCCGAGAGTGCGGGGTAATCCTGGGCAAAGCCGACGCACGAGAGAGTTCGTGTTGGGATCGGCGTAGTCTTCTGCGGCCTCGTGTTCGTTATTCGTCCGAAGGTTCGTCCTTCGGCTCCGCGATCTCATCTTCGGGATCGCACGTCGAGCAGGCTTCAGTCGGGCCGCACTCGCAGCCTTCATCCGGCTGTTCGTCGAGAGCTTCGGCCAGCTTCCTGGCCACGTCGTTGAAATTCTCAGCCGTGAGGACCGGCTTCTGGATCGCGTTCTTCAGGACGCCGCTGTGGATCACCGCTCGGGCGTTGTCGAGATGTTCGACGGTCACGCGTACTTCGTCCTCGGTGACGCCTTCTGGCAGAGTCACGTCGAAGACCTTGTGGTCCTGGGTGAACTCACCATCAATCACGCCCTGGGGCGTCAGCACCATGATCCGGGTGATCGGGCAGGCGCTCTGTGGGATTTCGATCCGCATGTTGATTCTCTAATTGGTTCTTGATGTCGGTCAGCATCGAGATGATCTCTCGAAGCTGCGGAAGAGGGTCGCCGGGCATCCCGAGCGTGGCGTAGCCCCGCATCATCCCGATGCAGGTGCTTGTGCCGAACAGAACATGGTTCCAGAGTCGTTGCCCCTCGCCACAGCTAGTGATGATCGTGGGGTCGATCTTCGAGCCTGCGACTTTGGCGGTGGCGTTCGAGGCTGCCGTCTTGGCAGCCGAGGGTGTCTGTTCGTCTGGGCAGTTCCGGCAGCGTCGTCGTGCCACAATTGCCTCACAGTAAGATGAAGGGGGCCACGGTTAGAATGATTCGCACGATCTCCATCCAGTGGTCCTTGATCCATTGGACCAGTTTGGTCCAGTCAAGGTTGCCGATGGATGCCCCACGGTTGAGCTTGGCGTACATGGCTCGTGTGCGAACGTGAACGCGATATAGAGCACGAATCTTTCGGCCATCGCGCTCGATGACAGGCTTGTCGAGCAGTGCGCGTATCACCCGTCCGTCCTTCTCGTCTAGCTTGCCGTCCTTGGACAGTTCAGCGCGGGCCAGTTCCAGGCCGTCGGCAAAGTTCTTGGTGGATTCCACGGTCTTCACTTGAAGTTGTAGGGGTTCAGCGGAACCGGCTTCTTGTCCGGCTGCTCGCTCTTCTTCTTGAGGCCGTCCTTGATGTCTTCGATTGAGGCCACCCCGACGAATCGTTTGGTCTCTTTGCCGTCGTCGAAGACGAGCGTGGTCGGCAGGTGCGTGATCTTCAGCGGGGCGATTCGGTCGCCGATGTCGTCGAAGTCCACGACGTACACGATGTAGCCTTCCTGTCGTAGCTGCTCAGCGACGAGCTTCATCCTCGGACAGGCTCGGCACCATTTCGCGGTGAAGAGCAGGACGTAGTTCTTCTTGCAGTCACCGTTCTTGCAGATGTCCTCGACGACGCAGTGGCACTCGTCGCCACACGAACACTTCATCCATCCTCCGTTGACTTCCGGTTTCGGAGCCGCCAGAACAGACCTCGTCGGGGCTTGGGAGACGGCGGTGTAGTCACCGGCAGTTCGGTTGAGGAAGACGAGTCGGTCTTTCGATCGAGCCACAAGTTGACGATCGCCGTCAACTCGTTGATCTTGATCCACCAGTCGATACGTTTGCCCTGTGACAGTTCCAGTGCCAACGTCCGCAGCCAGCGTTTGAACTTCAGCCAGACCTGCAACATTGAGCACCAGAACCAACGCGAGTATGAAACTCTTCATCGCGTGCCTTTAGTAGAGAAGGTATTCGAGGTTGCGCCGGCGGAAGCCGACGAAATCCGACAAGGCGTAGCTATCTCGTTGCTTGATGGCCTTGTCGATGACCCTGGCGTCGGCCCAGAAGCCGCCCGCCGGAGTGCCAAGCTCGTGTTGCCGCTGGACGAGCCAGTCCGATCCCCATGAGTTGAGGATGCAGCCACCTTCACGCTTGCCCTTGCGGCGGTCAGCGCCGACGAGAAGCATCGCGTGATACCAGATGCGATCGTGAGTCAAGAAGCCTTGTCGATCGCAGACAGCGTTGAAGCCCACGCTCGAACAGAGCAGGACAGGGCTGCCGGCGGCGAGGCAGTCAGCGGCCTCGGCCCAGCTTTCGACCAGCGCGGCGAGCTTGACCGGGTGCTTCTTTGCGATTGGTTCCAGGATGTCAGGAGCACCG